TATGGAGTATCTCCCTGATCGTGATAAGGTATCCAGAGTTTATGCAGCTACGCCCATAATGGAAGCGGGTAGGCTATGGATACCCAAGGGTAAGAAGTGGGCTGATGATCTCATAGAAGAACTTATAAGATTTCCAAATGCGGCTCATGATGATCAGGTAGATGCCCTCACAATGGCGGTACACTACATGAAAGATTCATGGCATCTTACCCATCCAGACGATCCTGAATATGAAGATGAAGAAAGAAAGAGGAGAGCAACATACTGGAACATATAAGAAAGATTTGGGAAAACAGTAAAAGTATGGTATAATAGTAGCATGACTACAAAGAGGGAACATAAATAAATGTCACATGTATTTGATACTGCTGTGTGCATGGCTCAGAAAATGACAGTACCTAAACCAAAGCTACATATTATGGTTAATATGGCTGGTGGTGGTGGTCTATCTTCCTTACAAAAGAATATTAATATTAATGGACAACCTCACAAGCTGTCTTATATTAATCGTGATGAAGCTTCTCTCCTTAAACAGTTAGGTGGAAGTGGTAGAAGAATTAACGGTATCCCTGCTTATTATATGGGAGGAGATTTTGGACAAGGTTGGGGCGAGGCTGAAGCAGCAGCCGATGATGCTGCATCTGCTGATGATTCTATATCAGAAGAAGATTTTTCCAGAGGATTAGACCAAGGAAAAGGATGGGGTTTAGGTTATGGTATGGGTGGTCTGGGTTGGGCATTAGATATAAGCCATCCAGAAGATCCAACAGATTGGAGTCCCGATCCTTTAGGACAAGATTGGGGACCGAAAGATCCAAAAGGTGGCAAAAGAGGATTAAAAACTACGTGGCATGATATTCTTGGTCCATTTATTTCTTATATTGTAAATGCTTTAGCAGTAGCTAGTCCTTTAGGACCAACACTTTCTTTGGCATCTAAGCTTGGTAGAAGAGAAACATTAGGTGCAGCCTTAACAGGTTACAAAGGTCCAGAAGATTGGGCATTAGGTCGTACTTTAGATTTGTTAGGATTAAGTAAGTCAGAGGGAATGGACATAGATGAAATGAGTACTGATGTACATGATATAGATCATCCTTCTTTTGATGAAGATACAATGTCAGAAGAAGATTTAGTAGACGAGACGAAAGATAAAGAAGAAGAAGATGATGATACTAAATATAAAGCTATAATAACAAACTTATGGGATGATGACGAAGACAGTGATGAAGAAAGTTGGTGGGACAGGTTTACTTCTAATGAACAAAATATGTTAAAACAAATTTATGGAGACGATGTAGCTAAAAAAGGTTTACCAGGTATTATGGCACAAGTTTATGGAAATAGGGGAACAGGATAATGGCAACAGAAAGAAATCCATATGAAATGATCTCCAATGAAGAAGTGGATAGTAATGTTATATCTATGGAAGAAGCTTTGGAAGATACTTCTAATGCTACTTTTGAAGTAGATCCTTCTGATGGAGGAATTTTAGTAGACTTCTCAGAAGAAAATGTAGAGATGGAAGCTTCCAAAGATATTGCAGAATGGTATGGTGATCTTGCAGAAACTCTGGAAGAAGATGATCTAGTAGATATAGCTAGTGATGTGATAGAAAACTTTGAAGCTGATAAGGATTCCAGAGCCGATTGGGAGTCTATGTTTGAAAGAGGATTTGATCTACTAGGTTTAAAGCTGGAGCCAGGATCAGAACCTTTCGATGGTGCTTGTACGGCTGTACATCCTCTTCTAATTGAATCAGCCGTAAAGTTTCAATCAAAAGCTTCAGGTGAACTCTTTCCTACAGGTGGTCCTGTTAAGACTAGAATATTTGGTAAGTCAACTCCAGAAAAAGAATTACAAGCTAATCGTGTTCAGAACTTCATGAACTATCAGCTTACAAATCAGATGCCGGAATACTTCGATGAGTTTGAAAGAATGCTATTCCATCTCCCTCTTATTGGTTCTGCTTTCAAGAAGCTATACTATGATGCTACGACCAAGAGGCCACACTCAGAGTTTATACCGATTGATCAGTTCTATGTTTCCTATTATGCAACTGATCTTGGTAATGCAGATCGTTATACTCATGTTATTTACAGAAGCCCGATTGAAATAGCAAGAGATATACGGGCTGGTGTATATCAGGAAGTAGATCTTCCTACACCGTCCTCATCCAATATAACACCCTTCACAGAGAAGATGGATACAATTCTAGGTCTATCTCCGTCTTCCGATCATGATCCTCAATACATACTTCTTGAACAACACTGTTACTTAAATATTGAGGATGAAGAAGAAGCACTTCCCTATATTGTGACTGTGGAACAACAGTCCAGACAGGTGCTAAGTATCCGTAGAAACTACAAGCAAGATGATGTGAACAAAGAAAAAGTAAGCCATTTCGTGCATTATAGATTTGTTCCTGGCTTTGGTTTTTATGGCCTGGGCCTTATACACTTCCTTGGCAATCTCACAATGAGTGCCACAGCAGCTATGCGTTCCCTCATAGATGCAGGGCAATTTGCCAATTTACCTGGAGGTTTTAAGGCCAAAGGAGTTAGGATGGTTGGCGACAACGAACCTATTGCTCCTGGCGAGTTCAAGGAGGTTGAAGCAACTGGTGTAGATTTATCAAAGGCTATTGTTCCCCTTCCCTATAAAGAGCCTTCCTCTACTCTATTCCAGATGTTGAACTTCGTAGCTACTGCTGGTCAGAAGTTTGCGGATAGCACAGAGCAAGTTATCTCTGATGCTGCCTCCTATGGACCCGTTGGCACTACAATGGCGTTACTGGAAGCATCCAGTAAATTCTTTACAGCTATACATAAACGTCTACATAAATCCCAAAAAGATGAATTTAATATTCTGGCTAGAATAGATTATGATTATCTGCCAGAAGAATATCCTTATGATGTTCCCTATGAAGACAGAAGTATTTTCAAGAAAGACTTTGATGGTCGTGTAGATATTATTCCTGTGTCTGATCCTAATATACCATCCAACGCACATCGTATGATGATGGCTAATATGGCCCTCCAGATGGCACAACAGTCTCCACCAGGAATGTTTAATCTTGAAGCATTGAACCGGACAATACTCAATGCTTCTAATATGCCTAATGTAGAAGAGATATTACCACCTAAGATAGAGCCAAAACCAATGGACCCTGTATCAGATATTATGGCTGCAACTAAGGGAGTTCCCATAGCAGCATTTCCAGGGCAGAATCATGATGCTCATATACAGGTCAAGATGGCCTATCTCCAAGATCCTATGAATGGTGCTAATCCTATTATGGAACGAATAACTCCAATACTTCAGTCAAATATACAAGAACATTCTGTATTGAAGTATCAGGAACAGATGAGTGGTGTTACTCAACAAATGATGCAGCAAAATCCAGAAACAGCTAATAATCCAGCAACAGTTGAAATGGCAATGGCTCAAGCAGCACAACAAATTATGAATGCTAATCAGGCAATGGGTATGGCCCAATCTCCTGAACAACAACTTGTAGCACTTGAACAAGCCAAGGTTGAATTACAAAAACAAAAAATTCAATCAGATACTATGACAAACGCAGCCGAGCTTGAACTGAAAAATAAGAAGCTTGAACTTGAAGAGAATGAACAAATTATAGGCATGTTGAAAACAGGCACTAGTGATAATTTTAAACGTGAGAAATCTGAAGCTGATAGAAACAGTAAAGAAAAATTAAAAGAAATGGAAATAGTAGGTAAAGCTGCAATAGAAGAATTTAAGATAGATAGCGATAGCAAACAAAAACTTATGAATTTTTTAAAAGATACGTTTGAAACTAAAATGAAAGAAAATAAAGATCTTGATATAAAGGGTCTTGATGCTCTTGTCAAGATGGCTATAGCACAACAAAAGGAGATGAAAAATGATGAAGAAGGGTAAAGGTTATCCTGAACATGTAAAGGATACCGACAAAAGTTTTGGAGATCCCTTTAAAGAACCTGCTGTATGGGGACCACGATCAATGCGGTCTTCTCTAGGTAAATTTGAGGAGTCTTCCTATGAGATGCCTAATCCAAAGAAAAATACCCGTAAGAGTTCACTCTACAACTAGGTATGGATATTTGGGATGAGGTAGTAAGTGAGTTTAATAATAAGATTAATGATCTTAGACTTACTTTGGGTAGTGGACTAGCGGAAGACTACCCTCACTATCGTCAGGTAGTTGGCTCCATATCTGGAATAGAATGGGCCAGAGATAACTTAACAGATATTATTAAGAAGCGTATGTATAAGGAGGATGAAGAATAGTATGCAACAAGTAGGTTTAGGTAGTGCAATTAAGAATGATCTATGGATTACGGACTTGGAAGAAGCTCCAGATCCTAGTCCTCTTCCTGATTTACCAGGATTTCATGTATTGGTTCGCCCCATATCAGTAAAAAGCGTAACCAAAGGTGGTATTTTCATACCTGATTCAACTAAGGATGACATGTCTTATCTAACAACAGTAGCTCAAGTTCTAGCTTTAGGAGATTTGGCTTATATGGACAAGGATAAGTTTCCTGCTGGTTCTTGGTGTAATGTAGGAGATTATGTATGTTATGGTAAACATGCAGGGACAAAGCTTTTTTATAAGGGTGTTCGTCTAATTCTTCTCTTTGATGATCAGATTATCATGAGAGTAGAAGATCCTAAAGACCTTGATCCAACATTTAATTTAGGAAAAGGATCTGCATGATTTGGGAAATAAGGATTTATATGGTATAATAGTATAAGCAAAAGAACGTAAATCGTTTGTGTCGTTAACAACGGAGAGTAATATGAGTGAAAAAGATGAATGGAATGAGATAGAAGTTCCTGAATCAGAGGAAAACTCTGATAAAGTAGAATATGAGGTAGAAGAAGAAGTAGTTGAAAGCCAGCCTGAAAAATCTGCATCTCCAGAAGAAGAGAAACCAGAAGAACTGGAAGGTATTGAAACTAAGGGTGCTGAAAAAAGAATACGCCAACTTATTCGACAACGTAAAGAACGTGATGAACAGATTCAATCATTAATAACAAAGAATGAGGAATTAACACAATCATTAGGAAATAAAGATAAAGAATTATTTAATGCTAATAAGCTTAGTCTAGATGCTTCAGAAAAACAATTAAATGATAAATTAGAATTAGCTCGACAGGTTTATTTAGAAGCGTTTGAAGAGGGCGATAAAGAAAGACTTCTAAAAGCACAGGAAGTTTTGAATGATGCTCAAGTAGATTTAAAATCTGTTAATTATGCTAAAGAAAATTATGGTGAAGCTCCAGATGTTTCAGAAGTTTCCCAACCAGAGCAAAAAGCAGGATACGATCCTAGAGCACAATCATGGGCAGCAGAAAATGAGTGGTTCGGAAAAGATACAATTAGAACGGCTGCTGCACTGGCAATAGACGCAGAATTAAAAGGAGAAGGTTATAGTCCTGATGATGAAGAATTTTATAACGAAGTTGACAGAAGGCTACAAAATGCTTTCCCTCAAAATTATGAACGTGTGCAGGAAACTGAAGCAGAAGTTGCTTCAAATACGTCACAACCTGCTCAAGTGGTATCGGGGTCTTCACGCTCGTCTCCGACTTCCAATAGAAAAGTCAAGCTCTCAAAAGAAGATGTGAGATTGGCTCAGAAATGGAATATTCCACTTGAACAGTATGCTGCCGAAAAGCTTAAAGTTACACAAGCTGACGGTGAGTATACTACTGTAAATTAGAGACGTGGAGGAACTAAAATGACAACACGAAATGAGACACGTAGCGAGACATTAAGAGAACAGAATCTAAGAGAAGAAAACTGGACCTTTGAAGAACCTAATGCGCTAACAATACCTGATACTGTACAATCAAGATTTGACAATCAGGGACTAGCGTTACGTTGGATACGAATCTCCATCAAAGGCGAAGACGACATCGGAAATGTAGGTAAGAAACTACAGCTTGGATGGGAGTTTGTCTCTCCAGATGAAGTTCCAGAAATGGCTCTCACATCCTTCGTGCGGGATGAAGGCAGGTATCAGGGAGCAGTCTGTCGTGGAGATGTAGCCCTGGTTAAAATGCCAGCCGGAAAAGTGAACTCTCGAAGGAAGTTCTATGAACAGAAAGCTAACGATCAGATGGATGCAGTAAATGCACAGTTGATGAAGAGTTCTGATTCAAGAATGCCCATTACAAATTCGAGTCGTTCTGTAACAACAAAGGGGCGAGTTCCTAGTTTTCAGGACTAGCTCCTATAACAATAAGGAGATGAAACAATGTCTACTACTAAAGCATTTCGTGGTTTCATTCCTGCTCGTAAAAAAGGTGGCAACTACAACAATGAAGCTGTCACTGATATGATCTCGCTTACCTCAACGGGTATGACGGGTTCACCGACTAATAACATTTTCACTGGAGATCCAGTAGTAATGCCTGGTGCAAACTTCACTACTATTTCTCCTTACATTGCTGCAACACTTAAAGCCTCTGGTGTTTTCATGGGTTGTCAGTATGTGGAAAATGGAGAACAAAAGTTCTCACGTTATTGGAATGGCGGGACAAGTGCCACGGACATTAAATTCTTTGTAATAACTGATCCTGATCAGACTTATTACATTCAAGCTTCTTTATCTTTGAGTGTAGCAGAATTGCTTCCGGTAAAGAACTATAACGTGACTGTAAGCTCCACTGCAAGTTCTGGTAGCACCGTTACAGGTCAGTCTAGTTACTACCTTGATGGCGCATCTGGAACAGAAGCTACGGGTGCTGTACGGGTAATTGGTAAAGCGAAGTATCCTGATGAGAAGGATTCGGATGCTTATCCGATTGTCGAAGTTTGGATTAACCAACATCGTGACCGTTACGTAACCGCAACGGCTTCAACGGCTTAATAGGGAGGATTTATTATGGCTATTAATAGAGCTAGTATTAGCAAAGAACTCCTTCCAGGTCTTAATGCCGTTTTCGGAATGGAGTATGGAGAGGTAAATAATGAGCATGAGCCTCTCTTTGAAATTGAAAACTCAGACCGTGCGTTTGAAGAAGAAGTACTCTTCACAGGTTTCGGAACCGCCCCCACGAAAGGTGAAGGTGCTTCCGTTTCTTATGATGATGCACAGGAAAGCTACACAGCCCGTTATACGGCTGAGACTGTAGCTCTTGCCTTTGCTGTCACAGAAGAAGCAATGGAAGATAATCTGTATGATACGTTTGCCAAACTACGTGCAAAAGGTCTTGCTCGTGCAATGGCGAATACCAAACAGGTTAAAGCAGCGAATATTTTCAACAATGGTTTCTCTGATACTATTGGTGATAGTGCTGCCTTTTTCTCTGCATCGCACCCAACTATTTCTGACGGTAATCAGTCCAACCTTTTGGCTGCGTCTGATCTGGCAGAATCAACCCTTGAAACAGCATTAACATCTATTCAGAAGATCAAAGATGATCGTGGTATTCTGGTTGGTGCAAGTGCAGTTTCGCTACATATTCCAGTTGACTACTGGGCAGTAGCAGATCGTGTTTTAAGTAGCCCTGGCAATACTCAGACGAGTGCTGCTGATGCGAACCCAAATACGAATGCTATTAACGCAGTACGTCATATGGGTATGGTTCCTGAAGGTTACTTCATTAACAGGCGTCTAACCGATACGGATGCTTGGTTTGTGAAGACTGACGTGCCGAATGGTACAAAAATGTTTGTCCGTTCTCCACTTCAGACTAAAATGGAGCCTGACTTCGATACAGGAAATCTCCGATTCAAAGCACGGGAGCGTTATAGCTTCGGTGTCTCTGATTGGCGTGGTTTCTTCGGAAGTGCTGGCTAATAACCTAGTAAGAGGGAGTGGTGTAATGCCACTCTCTCCTTACTCATAAGGAGAAATTATGTCTACTAATATTAAAGTTGCTATAGCCACAGGGGATGCTGTATTAAAATATGTAGACGATGATACAACGGTAGGAAGTAATGGAACGGCTGATGCCAATCTTCCAAGTACTACTCGTATCATTGCAATACATGCACTGGCAACCGCTGCTGGTTCTTATTCTATTAAGGGACAAAGACAGATTACAAATAAAACAGCCGAAGGTACTGCAATTAAGTTTCAGGTAGCCGCCAATGAAGCCAGTGATATTTATATTGGTGAGCTTGGCGTAGCTGTTTATGGTGTAGTTAGTGTGTCTGGTCCTACAGATGGTTGTGTTCTTACTGCAATGCTAGGCTAGTCATGCCTAATTATTCTTACTTAAAGACAGATCTTGTCAATACGACAGAGAATGACTCTACGGAGTTTGCTTCTCAGGTATCTGCTTTTGTTAAGAGAACAGAATTTCGTTTGATAAAAGATCTTGATGATGTAGGTCTGGATGAGTATACTACTGTTTCGGTATCTTCTGGAAATGCTGGAGCTATATCTTTAAATGATCGAACACGTATTGTTCGTAATGTAAATTATGTTGTTAGTAACGGAACAACTGTTACTAATCTTCTTCAAAGAACTTTGGAATACGCACAGGATTATTGGCCTGTTAGTGCATCCAAGGGAACCCCCCGATATTATACAAGGCGTAATAATACGGAACTTAAAATAGTTCCTACGCCTGTATCCGCAATTACAGCAGTAATAAAAACCCAATCACAACCATTACCTCTTGCTTCTGCAACAGATACAAGTGTAACAACTTCTAACTACTTTAGTGAATATTGTTATGATGCTTTGTTTGCTGGCTGCATGATGGAAGCTACAATGTTTATGAAAGATTGGAATACACTACAGGTATGGCAGGGATATTATACTGCCGCTATAGACACATTACGTAATCAAGCTAGAAGGACTAGACAGGATGATATGGAAGTTGCTGCTTC